ATCAACGCTATCAAGCAGATGGGCGCAATCCCTGAAGGCTACACTGTCAACCACTTCTTGACAGACACCAGCGCATGGTTCCTGACCACTGACGTGCCTAACGGTCTGAAGCACTTCGTTCGTACCCCGCTGCAAAACAGCATGGACGGCGACTTCGACACTGGCAACGTCCGTTACAAGGCCCGTGAGCGTTACAGCTTCGGCTGGTCTGACCCATTGGGTATGTGGGGTTCTTCAGGTTCGACCTGATGACCACGAAAAAGGGGGCTTCGGCCCCCTTTTTTATTTGTTGCGTGTCAATTTCTTTTGGTGTATATTGCAGCCATCCCGGGGTCATCCGGTGTATCTGACAGTCCCGGCTGACGACATGCAGACAGATACACCCCAACTTGCATGTAAGGAACAATCATGGCATTAACCACCTTTTCCGGCCCAGTACGATCCCTCAACGGCTTCATCTCTGGCACCGTTACCGACCCCATCACAGTAACCACAGCTCAAAATATTGACGCTGCTTACGCTACGACCTCTGCCACCACAGGTGACACCCGTCTGACCTACAACAAGCTGACCTTCACTTCAACAGGCTCAGGCGAAACTGCGCGTTTCTTCTCTGTTGTGACTGGTACTGGCGCGGCTACTGCTGGCACTATCAACGGCGCACACATCTCTTTGGAGATTGACGGCGCATCGGCAACCATTTCTGGCGCAGCTAACGCAATCCGCGCTACTTTGGGTGGCACAGACGCTACTCCCGGCGGCACTTTGGCTGTGATCCAGTTGGACACCAACTACACAGTCAATGCTTCTTTGCCAGCTACAGCATCGTTCATTCGGGTGTCTGACAGCGGTTCTGCCACTGGCGAAATTCCTTTGTTTGCAAACATTGAGACCGGCCCAGCAGCCACAATTGCTCCAACCGCGTCTTCAGTGACCACCGTGTCTAAAGCAATCAAAGTGATGATTGGCGGAACTGTGTATTACGTTCCTGCTTACGCAACATTTGCCTGATATGCAGATCACCAAAGAATTTCTGGAAGCAGAGATTGCTGATTTGAGAAAAGAAGCGGGGAAGGCGGAAGCCTTCCTCCTTAAAGCTCAAGGCACGATTGAAGCGTATCAGATGCTTATCAACAGGCTAGAAGCACCGGAGCAACAAAATGACGATGCAATATGATGTTAAACAGGCGCACATAGACGAGAGTGGCTTTATGGTTTTGACCCCAACTCGGGTTAAAGCTGTGTCGTTTACAGGGGGCGGATCAGCAGGTTATATAACCTTGTTTGATACTAGAACAACCCCTGTTTCTGCCAGCGTTACTTACGGGCGTAGTGGCGCGACTGTGACGGTAACCAAGACGGCCCACGGACTGTCCACTGGGGACGTTATTGGTATTCACTTTCAAGGTGGCACAGGTGGCACGGCTACTGATGGTACTTATGTAATTACCAGAACCGGCGCAGACACATTTACGCTGACCGACATCAATTCTGGGACTATTACAGGAACGCCAGCGGCTGTTTATGCGGTAGGTAGATGGTTGTTAACCTATCAAACAGCGGCTGACGATTCTTTCTTCAACGGTTTCCCAATCCCCGGCGAAGGTGTTCGCGCAGTTAATGGCGTGTACGGGTTTTTAAGCAATATAAGTGCTGCGAACATCTACTATGGCTAAGTCACCAGCATGGCAACGCAAAGAGGGGAAGTCCGAGAAGGGCGGCTTGAACGCCAAAGGTCGGGCTTCCTACAACGCAGCAAATCCCGGGAAGCCGGGTTTGAAGCGTCCTCAACCCGAGGGCGGCAGCAGGCGAGACTCTTTCTGCGCCCGCATGAAGGGAATGAAAGCCAAACTCACAAGCGCCAAAACCGCGAGTGACCCAGACTCAAGAATTAACAAGAGTCTGCGTGCTTGGAACTGCGCTGATGGTGGTTATGTAACAAAGGCAGATGGTTGCGCCACCAAGGGCAAAACGAAAGGCAAATTTGTATGAACCAGCATGACCAAGAAACCGTGAAGTACATGATTGACGGTGCTTCTATCCTCACTGTCATAGGGACGCTTGTGGAATTCTTACCTGCCGTATCTGCGGTTCTCAGTATCGTTTGGGTCGCCATTCGTATTTACGAAACCGACACCGTGCAAAAACTTGTTAACCGCAAGAAAGACGAAGATGCCAGCAAAGAGTCCTGAACAAAAACGTTTGATGGACGCAGCGGCTCACAACCCTGCGTTTGCCAAAAAAGTAGGTATCCCCACAAAGGTTGCCCAAGAATTTAGCACGGCCAGCAAAGGCCAGAAATTTGGATCGGGTGCCGAAACCCGCGCTGATCGGCAAAAACTCAACAAGCCAAAGACCGATCACGGTCAGTCGGCATTATTTAAAAAAGGTGGCGAAATGGCTGAATCTAAAGCAATGGTTAAAAAAGAAGTGTCCTTCATGAAAAAGAAGGGCGCACCCGCAAAAATGATTAAGCATGAGGAGTCCGAAATGAAGACAAAGAAAATGGCCAATGGCGGTATCACCTCAGCCAAAATGGGTAAAGTTCCTTCCGGCGGTGTCAAGGGCAAAGGCGAGCACGCCATCCAGTCCAAAGGCATCTCCAAAGGTACTATGGTCAAAATGTCCGGCAGCAAGCCTCTGGGCATGAAACGCGGCGGCAAGTGCTGATTTAAGGAGCCCAACATGGCAAAAGCAAAAAACCTAGCTGGCTTGGCCGCTCTTGGCGCGTTGGGCTATATGCTGACACGTGGGGACAAAGGCGACGCAAAGAAGTCTGATACGGCTGCTGCACCGGAAGAGTCACGTCGTCAGATTACTGACTACATGAAGAAGGCCCCCGCAGAGCCCCGTGAGGCGGCTATTGCTGCTGCAAATGATGTGCGCACATCCCGTGTGTCGCCCGCCGCTGTAAAAGACAACACCACCAATATCCGTATGCCATCAGGTTCGCCTGATGCAGAAGCGAGCATGACTCGTGGCACTCGCCCACGTGATTCTCGTGATGCTGAAGCTGGTATGTCTCGTGGTACCCGCAGCACTTCAACTGCTGGCGCTGGTCGTGGTTCAGTGAACCCTGACCGTGTGACCCCCACTGATGCTCGTTCTGCTGAGGCTGGTATGAGCCGTGGCACTCGCAGTACTTCAATGGCCGGTGCCGGTCGCGGAACTGTCAACCCTAGCAGTGTCACAGCATCTGATGCCCGCGCTGCTGAAGCTGGTATGTCTCGCGGTAGCCGCGCTACGTCAATGGCCGGTGCTGGTCGTGGTTCAGTGAACCCCGCCGCAGTCAAACCTTCTGGCGCAAGAGACTTGGAAGCTGGTATGTCACGTGGTCGTCGGGAAATGTCTCCCGGCCCCGGCCAATCAACTGTGGACGCTGTGCGCGGCCTTCAGTCAGCAGCCAAAGTGCCTTCAAGCATGGCAGGTCGCCCCGGCTACGATGAAGCTGGCCGCCGTTTGCCAAGCAACGCAGGTATGCCCGGTTACGACGAGGCAGGCAACCCTATGAAAAAGGGCGGCAAAGTCAAGAAGATGGCTTCTGGCGGGATGACCGCTTCTAAACGCGCCGATGGCATCGCCTCTCGCGGTAAAACCAACTGCAAAATGTATTGAGGTGAATCATGGACTACGAACTGGAAAAAACCAAAGAAGCACCAAAAGACATTGACGGCGCATCTGCTGGCCGCAAGTTCAAAAAGGGTGAGCCCGGCATGCCAGAGCAGCCCGGTAGCGCCATCCGTGTGGATGGCAAACCCCTGAAACCAGAAAAAAAGATGGCTTCTGGAGGTTCTGCTTCTACCCGTGCTGATGGTATCGCTCAACGTGGCAAAACCCGTGGGACGATGATCCGATGATGGCAAGTCGCGGCATGGGCGCAATCAGGGCATCCAAGATGCCCGGGAAGAAAGTCGTCCATCGCCAAGACAACCCACAAGATGTGGACATGTATGCAGCGGGCGGCAAAGTAAACGCCGCTGGCAATTACACCAAACCCAAACTGCGCAAGCGGATTGTGGCGCAGGTGAAGGCCGCAGCAACGCATGGCACCGGGGCTGGCCAATGGTCAGCCAGAAAAGCACAGCTTGTAGCCAAGAAATACAAAGCCGCTGGTGGGGGTTACAGAGATTGAAAGCACCGCAGACTTCCCTGAAAAACTGGGGTGACCAGAAATGGCGCACCAAGTCGGGGAAGCCTTCGTCAAAAACAGGTGAGAGGTATCTCCCTGAAGCAGCTATCAAGTCCCTGTCCCCTGCCGAGTACGCAGCCACAACCAAGGCCAAGCGCAAAGGTAAAGCGGCGGGCAAACAATTTGTGGCTCAGCCCAAAGGCATTGCAAAGAAAACGGCAGGATTTAGATAATGGCAACAACCTCTGGACAATCAGGATTCAACCTCGACTTGACCGATTTGGTGGAGGAGGCGTTTGAACGCGCCGGAGGCGAGTTGCGCACAGGATATGACCTACGTACCGCACGGCGCAGCCTCAACATTATGTTTGCTGAGTGGGCCAACCGTGGCATCAACATGTGGACGATTGAGCAAGGTGTAATTGATTTGGTTCCCGGCCAGAATACTTACGCATTGCCCAATGACACCGTTGATCTGTTGGAGCACGTCATCCGCACAGGGGCAAATGTTGCCTCAACCCAAGCGGACTTGACGATCACCCGCATCAGCGTGTCCACCTATGCAACCATCCCAAACAAGATTCAACAGGCCCGACCAATCCAAGTGTGGATTCAGCGTCTGAATGGCCAAAACTCAACTACAGGGTTAACCCTTAATGGGGCCATCACATCCACAGCCACTCAGATCACGTTGAACTCCACAATTGGTTTGCCCGCTGCTGGGTTCATCAAAGTGGACAATGAGATCATCAACTACAGCTACATTGTTGGCAACGTGTTGTATGACTGCTTCCGTGGCCAACAAAACACCACAGCGGCTTCTCATTTGACTGCAACTGCGGTTTATTGGGCTCAAGTACCTGCCGTGACTGTTTGGCCAACTCCTGATAACGCTCAGCAATACACATTTGTGTACTGGCGCTTGCGCCGCACCCAAGACGCTGGCGGCGGTGTAAATGTGATGGACGTCCCGTTCCGTTTCATTCCTTGTATGGCGGCTGGTTTGGCGTATTACGTTGCCGGAAAAATCCCACAAGGCGGGGAACGTCTCCCAATGTTAAAAGCGCAGTATGACGAGGCTTGGGATTTGGCGGCGTACGAAGATCATGAGAAGGCAGCGATTCGCTTTGTGCCGCGACAGCAGTACATTGGGGGCACCTGATGGCTAAAGAATACAAAAGCGTCCTTGAGGCACACAACAAAAGCCTGAAGCACCGACTCCCCACCGCTGAGGAACAGGCGATTGAACCCGTGTATCCAGAAAGATATCTGGTCGGTAGCCCCGGTAAAGCTGCTATGTCTGCACTCCCAAAAATTGAAAGAGCCGCAGTAAAAGCAGCAATAAATTCTTCTAAAAGAGCACAAAGAAATTTTTTTGGTGAAGCTGGCAATACTATCGGTGGCGAGGTGTATCGGCAAAATGAAAATGCCGCTGGCGACACATACAAAAAGGGCGGCATGACAGCCTCTCGTCGTGCTGACGGCATCGCATCTCGTGGCAAGACCAAAGGAAGGTTTGTGTAATGGGTAATCGGTTCGCCAGTGGTAAATGGGCAATTGCCCAGTGCGACCGGTGTGACCAACGGTTCAAGCTCAAGGTTTTGCGTAAAGAAATCATCAAAACCAAGAACTACGATTTGTTGGTGTGCCCAGAGTGCTGGGATCCCGACCAGCCCCAGTTGCAGTTGGGTATGTACCCGGTTGATGACCCACAAGGATTGCGTAATCCTCGCCCTGATCGGAGCTATTTGCTCTCAGGTACAAGCGGGTTGCAGACCAGTATCACGGGTGGTACAGGGCCAACTGGCACGGGTACGGTGGAGGCGGGTAGCCGCGTCTTCCAGTGGGGGTGGAACCCAGTCGGGGGCTCATCGTTTTTTGACGCTGCCTTGACGCCAAATAATTTGGTGTTAACGGTGGAACTTGGTACAGTTACGGTTACAACGACATAAGGAGTCGATTATGGACGCAAAGAAAGCAGTTCGCAAACACGAACAAAACATGCACCCCGGTCAAAAACCCACCAAACTTCGCGCTGGTGGCAAGACTAACAGCGACATGCTGAAAATGGGCCGTAACTTGGCCAAGGTCGCAAACCAGAAGTCCCCCGGACGTAAGGGTTAATCATGGCAACATACAAAGTACCGAAGGTATACCCTTCTGTGGTTGTGGGTGAAGAACCAGCAAAAGAGACTATGCGTAAAGCAAATGTGTCTGTTGCAAACACACGCAGCCAAGATTACCCACCCACCAAAACCAGCGGTATCAAAATCCGTGGTACTGGCGCGGCAACTAAAGGTTTGATGGCCCGAGGCCCAATGGCATGACCTACAACGAGTTGATTGCCGCTATTCAGTCGTACACCGAGAACACGTTCCCGGCGACGTACCTTGCCAGTGGGTCAACTGTGTCTTCAACGACGCAGTTGAATACCTTCATTGAGCAGGCTGAGCAGCGCATTTTCAACACGGTGCAGTTTCCATCGTTGCGTAAAAACGTGACGGGTGTTACGACCAACGGCAATAAGTATTTGTCATGCCCATCGGATTTCCTGTCGTCGTATTCGTTGGCAGTGATTGATGCGGACGACAACTACGAGTACTTGCTGAACAAGGATGTGAACTTCATCCGTCAGGCGTATCCAAAAGCCACTGATACCGCTTTGCCAAAGTACTACGCTCTGTTTGGCCCAACGACCACAAATGACCCAAGCCCAGTTATTACAAACGAGCTGACGTTCATTCTTGGCCCAACACCTGATGCAGCCTACGATGTTGAGTTGCACTATTACTATTACCCAGAATCAATCACCACTGCGGCTTCTGGCCAAACTTGGTTGGGTGACAACTTTGACACTGTGTTGCTGTACGGCTCTTTGGTTGAGGCTTACACCTTCATGAAGGGTGAGCAAGACATGATTGCGTTGTATGACGGCAAGTACAAAGAAGCCCTTGCGATGGCGTCTCGCCTTGGTGATGGTCTGGAACGCAGTGATGCATACCGTAGTGGCCAGTTCAGGGTACCTCCTCTGGCCCAGAATAACGGAGTGCGTTAATGGCTTTTACCGGGAACTTTTCCTGCAACACCTTGCGTACCGCGCTGATGAACGGCACGATGAATTTTTCATCAAACCAATTCAAGTTGGCCCTGTACACAAACGCTGCAACGCTTGATGAGACCACCACTGGCTACACGTCCACAGGTGAGGCTTCTGGCGGTAACTATGCGGCTGGTGGGCAGGTGGTTGCTGCAACTGTTTCTACGGCAACGACATCGCCCGGAAGTGTTGTGTACGTCAACTTCGCCGCGCCAGCATGGACTGGGTCAATCACAGCTCGTGGCGCTTTGATCTACAACAACACCACTGGCGCTGCTGTCTGTGTTTTAGATTTTGGCAACGACAAAACATCAACGTCAACTTTCACTGTGGCGATGCCTGCTAACACCAGTACATCGGCACTCATTCGGCTTGTATAAGGAGCAACCATGTTTAAAGAAAAAGCAACCTCAACAGACAACGTCAGCGCGGGCTTAGTTGCTCGTACTGGCTTTACAGAAGCCTCCCGCGCAGGCGGCGTGTTCCATGTTCAGTGTCTGGACAAAGACGGTAACCTGAAATGGGAAGAGCAAATGCACAACCTCGTGGTCAACGAAGGCTTGCAAGAAATGAACACCGAGTTTTTTAAGGGCGTAGCTTACACTGCGGCGTTCTTCCTCGGTTTGATTACTGGCCCCGGTTCTGGTACAACGTATAACGCCGTTGATACCTTGGCTTCTCATGGTGGTTGGACTGAGTTCACCAACTACGCTGGTTCACGTAAAGCTGTGACTTTTGGTACAGCCACAACCGCAGACCCATCCGTCATTAGCAACTCTGCTTCACCTTCTTCTTTCACCATTTCAGGCGCTGGCGGAACTGTCGCGGGTGCGTTCTTGTGTACTGTTGCCAGCGGCACTTCTGGTGTGTTGTTTTCAGAAGCCGACTTCCAGTCTCCCGGTGATCGTACCGTGGTGTCTGGTGACACTCTGAACGTGACCTACACATTCAGCCTCGACGCTGCGTAAAGCGTGTTCGCTGATGCCCCATTTGCCGCCGCCCCCTTCGCCTCTCAAGGGAAGGCTGGGCGAACTTTTGACTCTGGTGTAGAAGAGTCTGCGGCGGCATCAGAGTTCACATCAGCGGTAGCAAACTTCATACCGTTGATATTAGAGACCGGAACGGGGTCGGATTCTGTTTCTGTGGTGGCGTCAACGTTTAGCGCGGATGTTGCAGACTCTGCAACTGCGGCAGACCTTGTTTCCACGCTTATTGAGGCAGCGGCTGCAATTACTGAAGCCGCAACAGGTTCTGACACCAATGTTGCGCTGGTCACATTTGAAACCGCCGTAATTGAAGCCTCTACAGTTTCAGAAATTGTTTCTGCTGTCGTAGTATTTGCTTCTTCAATTACTGAGTCTGTTGTTGGCAGTGACAATGTTGTTGGTGGCATTCTTTATGAAGGCATAATTTCTGAGCTGGCATCTGCACTTGATACCCCATCTGCGAATGCAGGATTTAACGCCACAGTGGCGGAGCTTATTTCCGGACTTGACACCCCAAGCGCTACTGCCACTTACCCGCGATCAATTTCTGAAACTGCGGCTGGCTCCGACAGTGTTTTGGTGGCTGCTTCAACCTTCAATGCCACAGCCAGCGAAACAGCCACGGCACTTGATTCTGTCTTGGCATCAGCATTGTTTATTGCTACCATCTCAGAAGGCGCGGTGGCGGTTGACCAGATTGTTGCGCGGCTGCTTTGGGAGATCATCAACGACGCACAGACAGCAAACTGGGCGGAAATCAACAACTCACAATCTACCACTTGGCAGGTTGTAAAAACCCAATCGTAAGAGGCGCATATGGCATTCGTAGTCAAAGATAGAGTCCAAGAAACCACCACTACAACGGGCACTGGAACACTGACTCTTGGCGGCGCTGTTTTAGGCTTCCAGACTTTTGCAATTATTGGTAACGGCAATAACACATACTACGCAATTGCTGATTTAACTGCGGGGGACTGGGAAGTTGGTATCGGCACGTACACAGCTTCGGGTACAACGTTAAGCCGCACCACTGTTTTGGAGTCCAGCAATTCTGGTAGTCTGGTAAATTTTGCCGCCGGGACAAAAAATGTATTTTGTACATACCCAGCGGAAAGGGCTGTGTATTTAGATACAGCAGGGTCTGCTGTAACCGTTTTAGATATTGGCACACTGGGCGCAAGCACTGCAAACATTACAACGGCAAATATTACATCCGGCACAGTTTCAACAACGCCAACCAACAACACAGATATTGTCAACAAACAGTACGCCGACGCTATTGCATCTGGCATTCATTTTCATGAAGCAGTGGCCTTGGCAACCACCACAACGTTGCCAGCAAACACATACAACAACGGCACATCTGGGGTCGGTGCGACGCTTACAGCAAACGCTAACGGTGCTTTGTCTGTGGACTCAACGCTTACTGTTGTTGCAGAACGCATACTTGTAAAAAATGAAGCAGCGGGCGCAAACAACGGTGTTTACGTTGTTACTCAGGTTGGCTCTGCTGGAACGCCGTACATACTGACCCGTGCTACAGATTTTGATACTGTTGGTACTGGGGTTGACCAGATTGACGAGGGTGACTTCTTCTTGGTAACCAGCGGCGTTGTTAACGTCAATACTGCTTGGGTGCAGCAGACTGCGCCTCCAATAACGATTGGCACAACGGCGCTTGTTTTTCAGCAGTTCTCAGCGCCAATCACATACACGGCTGGTACAGGGCTGAGTGAGTCCCCAACCTACACGTTCAATATTGCCAACACAGGTACGGCTGGTACATACGGCGGGGCGGCTTCTGTTCCTGTCTTTACGACTAACGCACAAGGACAAGTTACATCGGTCACAAATACAGGTATTGCCATTTCTTCAGCGGCAGTTTCAGGCTTGGCGGCTTCAGCAACAACGGACACAACCAATGCTTCAAATATCACAACGGGTACGCTTGGCACTTCACGGCTGTCGGGAAGCTATACGGGAGTTACTGGGGTCGGTACTCTTACTGCTGGCACTTGGAACGCTACTGCTATTGGTGCCGTTTATGGTGGTACGGGTATTACTTCGTATGCTGTGGGAGACCTTGTTTACGCCAACACAACCACGTCGCTCGCAAAACTCGCGGATGTAGCCGTTGGTAATGCGCTAATCTCAGGCGGTGTTGGTTCTGCTCCAAGTTACGGCAAGATTGGTTTGGCCACTCATGTTGACGGAACTCTCCCAGTGGCCAATGGTGGCACGGGTGCAACAACTTTGACAACCAACAACGTGCTGCTTGGCAACGGGACATCTGCTCCACAGTTTGTTGCACCGGGTACCAATGGCAACGTGCTCACCTCAAACGGCACAACTTGGACTTCCGCCGCCGCTGGCGGTGGGTTTGCTGCTGGCACTGCAATTTTGTTTTACCAAGCTGCTGCACCCACAGGCTGGACAAAAGTAACAACACAGGACAACAAAGCTTTGCGCGTTGTGTCTGGTTCTGGCGGTGTTGCTGGCGGTTCTGTGGCGTTTACAACAGCTTTTGCAAGCCAAACACCTTCTGGCTCAGTATCAGTTTCATTGAATAACACCACTGCCACGGGCTCCGTGCCTTTGAGTGTTGGTGGTAGCGTCGGTGCAACTACTTTGGCAATCAGTCAAATACCAAGCCACGACCACTCTGGGGCTAGGCAACTAGGCGGTTGCAACTCTGGAGAAGCTTCTAACGCATTTTATCTACCGTCTACTACTTGCGGAGGTTGTTTCCTTGCATCCACAAGAGTTAGACCACAGGGTGGAGGTGGTTCACATACTCACGGCTTTACCAACCCCACGTATTCATTCAGCGGAACTGCGCACACCCACACCATTGCGTCACAAACCTTTACTGGAAGCGCAATCAACTTGGCTGTGCAGTACATCGACGTAATTATTTGCACCAAAAACTAAGGATAAATTATGAGCAGCACATACTCATCAAACCTGCGGGTTGAGCTGATTGGTTCAGGTGACCAAGCCGGTACTTGGGGTACGACTACCGATAACAACTTCAATTACATTTTTGATGCCGCAATTGCTGGCGCAATTGATGTAACCATTGCTGGAACACCGCAAGCACTGACGGCGATTCAAGGCCCAACGTCTTCATCTGCACTGAATCAAGCGGTGTATGCCACACTGAAGTTGATAAGTGCGCCAGCGGCGTTTACGCTTTATGCGCCTCCAGCATCCAAGCAGTACATCGTATGGAACGCAACTTCCTATACAGCCACAATTGGTAATGCAACTGCATTGGGGGGCACAACCTCTACGGGTGGCGCGACCATTACGTTAGCTGCTGGCGGGAAAGCGTTCATTTGGTCAGATGGAACAAACTTCTACAAACTGGATACTGGCACAGTCACAAGCGTAGGATTTACTGGCGGCATTGTCAGTGTTGCAAACCCTACAACAACACCTGCGTTTACAGTCGCGGGAACACAAGGCGGTGTTCCTTATTTTTCAAGTTCTTCCGCATGGGCAAGTTCTGCCGCAGGCACTGCGGGGCAGGTTTTAACTTCCAACGGCGCTTCCGCACCAACATGGCAAACCATTCTTCCCAGCGGCACTTTAATGTTGTTCCAGCAAACCTCAGCCCCTACTGGCTGGACAAAGCAAACAACACACAACGACAAAGCTCTTCGTGTGGTTTCGGGCGCTGCAAGCTCTGGTGGGTCTTCATCTTTTTCCACAGTGTTTACAAATCAAACACCAACAATTAATGCTTCAGGTTTATCCGCAGCGGCAACCACCCTTACGATTTCTCAAATCCCAAGCCATGACCACTCTGGGGCTAGGCAACTGGGCGGTTGCAACTCTGGAGAAGCTTCTAACGCATTTTATCTACCGTCTACTACTTGCGGAGGTTGTTTCCTTGCATCCACAAGAGTTAGACCACAAGGTGGCGGCGATTCACACACCCATTCAATCTCAGGTTCAGCGACATCTTCAGCAATTACACTTGCTGTGCAGTATGTTGACTTAATCATTGCCTCAAAGGACTGACATGAAAATTGAAACCAAACAAAATTGCCCACTAAACAACTTTTCCCCGTGCAGGCTTTTTGACTGTGCGTGGTTCATTCAAATTCGCGGAACCAACCCAAACACTGGGGCGGATTTAGATGAGTGGGGTTGTGCTCAGGCATGGATGCCGGTTTTGATTATTGAGAACAGCCAGCAGCAACGTCAAACTGGCGCTGCGGTTGAATCTTTCCGCAATGAAATGGTCAAATCAAATGAAGTTGGCCAAAAAGTATTGCTCGCAGCCGCAGGTGTCCCCCCACAAGCCCAACAAATGATTTTAGGAGATAAATAATGAAGCTCACAATCGTACCCGTCGATACTATGGTGTATGTTGATAACGAAGGGATATACAACCTTGACTTATCCTATATACCCACAAATGTCCATGCACTCCAGTGGAAAACAAACATTGGGTGGATTGAATACCGAGAAAATGATGACGGTACAAAGCCCGGCAACCAAGTAGTCACTGAACTTCCTGATTGGGCAAGTAGAGCCGTTGCTGCTTGGGAGGCAAAGAAAGTTGAAAATCAAGCCGCTTTAGCCGCAATGATTGCAGAGGCCCAAAACAAACAACCAACGACTACGGGTACTCAAACACTATGAGCACCGTAACAATCAATCCCAAACACAGCCTCACATATGATGGGGCTACGCTGAACATTTTTCATGCGAACAAAGGGGAAGGGTTGGCGCGTCACCAACATTTGTATGCTCATGCAACTATGTGTCTCCACGGCTCATGCGCGGTGCGAAAAGAAGGCAAAGAAGTTGTCATGACCAAAGACACCATCCCGTTCAACCTTGTGGCAAACGAATGGCATGAGATTGAAGCCCTTGAAGACGGCACGGTGTTTGCCAACATGTTTGCTGAAGGCAAATACTAAGGGGCTGTAAATTGACCCGATCAGCATCCTCTTTGCTGCCAATGCTTGCGTCGCTGCCATCAAGGAAGGATGTGAGCTTTACAAGCAGGCCAAGACCTCTTTCATGGAGGTCAAGGCTACAGTTGATGAAGCTGTTGGAATCGCCAAGGAAGTTCATGGGTTCTGGGGCAAGCTTGCCAAGATGTTTGGTGGAAACCCCACCCCCGCCGCGCCCAAGCCTGTGGCGAAAAAGAAGGAAAAATACATTGCTGTTGACGAGTCCAAAGTCATGGCGGATGTTGTCAGCCAGCTTACTGAGTTCTTCAAGCTGCAAGAGCAGTTGGCAGCGCACATAAGGGAAGAGGAAGAAAAGAGCCAGACCGTCTACGACCCCAATGCCAACCTGATGGAAGCTGCCTTGAAACGTGTCATGGCACAAGACCAGATGGCGGCACTGGAAGTGACGATCAGGGAAACGATGGTGTATCAGTCACCGCCTGAAATGGGCGCACTGTATTCCAAAGTGTTTGAGATGCGTGGCGTCATACAGGAGGAGCAGGAAAAGGCAAGGCTTAAGGAAGAAGCGCGGGAGAGGTACAAGCAATGGCAACGGCGGGAGGAAAAAAGAAACTTCCAAGCAAAGTCGGCGTATCTCGTAGCGACTTTCCTATTCCTCCTTTACCTGTGGTTGTGGCTCCTGTTCGTGAGTCGTTTGGGGAAAGCGTGATGGGCTGGATTGCTGCATGTGTGCTGGTTGCCCTGCTTCTACCCCTTGGTGCGATGCTGTATCTGGACATCCTTGAGGCCAAGCACGAAGTCAAGGCGCAGGTGGAAAAGGTTGAGAAGTTGAGACGAGAACTTGAAAGGAAGCAACGTGACAAAGACCGCAAAGAGCCTGATTCTTTTGGCGATGGCCCTGTGTTTGACAGGGTGCGAAGACCGTTTTCGTTACCCCTGCCAAAACCCAACAAATTGGAATAACGCAGAGTGCAAACCCCCGATCTGCACCGCCACTGGCACTTGCCCAGAACAGCTTATTAAACCTGAACAGGAGAAAAAGTGATGCCTATCGTTGCCTACAAAACAAATAACCGCCTGACCGCCGAAGAAATTGAAGTGCGTGTTTGGGCTTTTGTCATCATCATTCTGGTGACCATTCTGCTTGGCGCTATGGTGGCTTTTCTGTACTCAGTGACCTACGTCACCCAGCCAATGGCGGGCATGGCCCCAATTGACAAAATCTACACCCAGCAGATCAGTACCATCATGGTGTTCATTACCGGCGTTCTGGGTGGCGTAGCTGGTCGGTCAGGTATTAAAGCCGTAGCCAATGCGGTAGCCAAGGCCGAAGCCAACGACAACGACGAGCCGCCAAAGCCATGAAGGGTTTACTCTCTGGATTGATTGCCCTGCTGCTGACCTTCGGCGGCGGGTATTTCTACGGCAAGCACGTTGAGAAAGAAGCCCAGCAGGTTGAGGTTAACCGACTGAACACCGAAGCCCGGGCTAAAGAAGCCGCTCTGACTGCCGCTGTAACTACAACTGCCAATGCACTGAGGAAGACAAATGAAAAAGCCAAACTTGCCACAAAAGAGCGTGATTTTGCTCTTGACAGTGGTGCTCTCAGGTTGCGGGTTCCTGTCAAAACAACCTGCCCCGTACCAGCCTCCGCAGATACCCCCGCTCCCACAGGAGATAGTGGAGGAGAAGCACGAGCCGAGCTTGACCCAGCGTTTGGAAAAGCTCTTTTTGAAATAGCCGAAGAAGGCGACCGCGCCATCACCAAATTAAACGCCTGTATATCCCTGTACAACCAAGCGATTGAATCGCAGAAAGGTATCAAATGACACAACTCACCACCAACTTCTCCCTACATGAACTGACCAAGTCCGACACCGCCCTGCGCAATGATCTGGACAACACCCCCGGCGAAGCCGAGATTGAAGCCCTGCGCCTGCTGTGTGAGAAAGTCCTCCAGCCCGTGCGCGACCACTTTGGCAAGGGTGTCAAGGTGAACTCAGGGTTCCGTGCTCCAGCCGTCAACCAAGCCACCGGGGGCTCAAAGACCTCAGACCATTGCCTTGGCCGAGCAGCCGATATTGAAATCCCCGGTGTTGCCAACGCAGAGCTTGCCCAATGGATTATGGATAACCTAGAATACACACAACTCATTCTTGAGTTTTACACCCCCGGCATCCCTGACAGTGGCTGGGTGCATGTCTCTTATGACCCAAGCAACCTGAAGAATCAGGAGTTGACCGCTACAAAAGTAGCAGGTAAAACAACCTATCTTCCCGGTCTTGTAGCCTAAACCGAGGGTGTTATGCCATTACAGAAACTGCAATTTAGACCCGGCATCAACCGTGAAGGCACTACGCTTTCCAACGAAGGCGGTTGGTTTGAATCGGATAAAGTGCGTTTCCGTTCTGGCTACCCCGAAAAAATTGGTGGCTGGGTTTTAGACCAAGGCACATCAACTGATTTAGCGCCGCCCCCAACGGGAGAGTTTTGGGGTGTTTGTCGTTCTATGTGGAACTGGCTGAACTTGGCTGGCTACAACCTGCTGGCACTGGGCACCAGCCTCAAGTACTACATTCAAAATGGTAGCGGGGGCAATATTTATGACATAACCCCCCTGAGAAACCCAAGCGGTACAACGGTTGCTTCAAATGCGTTTACAACAACTGCTTACACTGCGCCCCCTTCCGCATTTGTCACTGTTGTTTGCAACGTAGCGGGGCATGGCGCTCAGACTGGAGATTTTGTAACGATCTCTGGTGTGGCTGGCGCTGTCAATGGTATTCCGTTGGCTTCTTTAAACACTGAGTTTCAAGTCACATATATCAGCACCAACCAATTTTCCATACAGGTGTATGTGACGGCAAGTGTGACTGCTGGCACAACCGGCGCAGCAACATTCACTTTCCAGATCACCACAGGTAACGCAGCCTTCACTCAAAACGTGGGCTGGGGCGCAGGCACTTGGGGTGGCGTGGTTCTTGGCACAGCTACCACTGCGGTGTCGGGTGGCACGTTGTCCAACTCAAATACCACGGTGACTGTGACTTCCACCACAGGGTTTACCGCTACTGGCTCAATTTTGATTGACCAAGAAACAATTACCTACACAGGGATTTCGCCAACTACGTTTACAGGCTGTACTCGGGGTGTAAGTGGCGCAGGGTCTGGCGCGGCTACTACCCATGTAAACGGTGCGGCGGTTGTTCAATCTACAACCTTCACAGGATGGGGTTCCGCTGCCGTTACAAGTATTGGTGAGCAGTTGCGTCTTTGGAGCCAATCAAACTTTGGTGAGGACTTGGTGTTCAACCCTCGTGGCGGCGCGTTGTATTACTGGGCGAACAACGCCAATCCAAACGTATTTAACCGTGGGCAGTTGCTTGGCCCCAGCGCCTCAATAACCACCAAGTCTGGTACTTTGACCGTTGACGCCTATTGCCCGTCAGTTGCCAATATTGTGATGGTGTCTGACTCATCACGGTTTGTGATTGCCTTTGGTGCAAACGATGCTGTGGCTGGAAGCACTGTTCAAAACCCTATGTTTGTCTGTTGGTCAAACCAAGAAGATATTGAAACATGGCTTCCACAGGCAACCAATCAGGCTGGTAGCTTTACCATCAGTCGCGGGTCGCAGATCATAGCTGCCATGCAAACTCGCCAAGAGATTTTGGTATTTACTGACGCTGCCGTTTATTCCATGCAGTACCTTGGCCCACCCTATGTGTGGGGCTTCCAGTTGATGGGTGACAACATCTCCATCATGGGGCCAAACGCTGTTGCAACAGTGAACAACATCACATATTGGATGGGTACTGATAAGTTCTATATGTACTCAGGCCGTGTGGAAACGCTCCCCTGCGCCCTGCGCCAGTACGTGTATGAAGACATCAACCTGACGCAACAGTTTCAGTTTTTTGCCAGTACCAATGAGGGCTACAACGAAGTCTGGTGGTTCTATTGCTCAGCCAATTCCGAAACAATTGACAGGTACGTCATCTTCAACCACCTTGAGCGCACTTGGTACTACGGGACTATGGCGCGTACATACTGGATGGACAGCCCCCTGCGACCTTCTCCTATGGCAGCGGGCTATAACGGACAACTTCTTTACCATGAGAACGGTAACGATGATGGCACAACAGACCCACCAACCCCAATCACAGCGTATGTGCAGTCTTCCGACTTTGACATTGGTGACGGCCACAATTTTGGTTTGGTGACCCGCATCATCCCCGATGTGACGTTTGATGGGTCGGATGCGCTTGCGCCGTCATTAGATTTCACGGTGCGCCCCCGTCAGTTCCCCGGCACAAACTATGGTGCGTCAGATTCTCCAACCGTCACTAGCGCGGACAACTATCTGAACCAGCGGTATTACACAGTGCAGCAGTTCACAGAACAAGTGTTTGTGCGTATCCGTGGTCGTCAGATGGCATTCAAGATTGTGTCCAATGACCTTGGTGTTGCATGGCAGTTGGGCGTTCCTCGGATTGATACACGGCCTGACGGCAGGAGATAAACATGGGTTTAAAAAACGCAACTCAACCACGCTTTCCTACACCGCCGATGGAATACGATCCTCAGTACATGGATCAGCTTATTAACGCCATGCGTTTGTATTTTGCCCAACTGAACAACGCATCTCCCGCCCTATTTGCTTCTCAGGGTGTGGGCACAACAGTGGTTATATCGGCAATGACTTTTGCGCAGCCTGACCCAAACACACCCGGTGCGTCGGAAATTAGTCTGCCGTCCAGTGCTGATTTTGCCAACCTTCGCCCCGGCGATGTGTACTACGACACTTCTGGTGGAGCCGCATCAAGCTACCCTCTGCGCGTCAAAGTGTAGTTGTCTGTAAACGCCCCACATGATAGTATCCATCAACCCCCGTTTTAAGAGGCAAAAATGAGCCTACAGCTTGCCGCCAATCACCTAGCTGCGCATGGTCGCGGCCCAGACACGACCCTCGTCCACATGTCCCGTGATGAGGTAAAAGGTTTGAACGACTTGGCAATGGCCCACGGCGGGCAATTGACTATTAATCCCCAGACTGGCCTGCCTGAAGCTGGTTTTTTGTCCAGCCTTTTGCCCATGATCGGCGGGGCAGCCTTGTCCGCTATGGGTATGCCTCCAATGATGGCAAGTTTGGTTATGGGTGGCATTACAGGCGTGTCTTCTGGCAGCTTGAGCAAGGGCTTGATGGCTGGTCTTGGCGCGTATGGCGGTGCAGGCATGATGGGCGGGTTGATGGGTGCAGGTGAGGGCGCAATAGCTGCTGAAGGTATTAAAGCTGCTGGTATGCCTCAATTTACCGGAGATACCGCTGCTTATGCTCAGCAGGTTGACGCCCTGCGTTCTGCGCAATTGGCCAAAGCTGCCGAAGTTCCGTTCATGGACAAAGCAAAAGCAGGTTTCTCCCAGATTGGTGAAGCCCCCGGACAGTTCTTTAAAGACAACTGGAAGTACGCTGCCGCTGCCGCTGCTCCTGTTTTGGCCGCGCCTCAAACAGCTACCAAGCAACCAGAAATCAAAACCGATACCGACCCCGGCCAGCGATATACGTACTCTCCCGGTAGAACAGAGGTAACTGCTGCTGACCCATATGCTCGTGAGCAGACTTACTTCCAGCCCAAATTTAGCCCGATAACTCCAACCACTGCAAAAAGCATTTACGGTTACGCTGGTGGTGGCCCTATCGAGGCTATGTCGGATGCAAACGCTATTGGCGCAAACACTGGCTACCCGATGGCCGACATCAACAAGGGCGCGTACGCCACACCGTATCAAACCCCAATCTCTCGCAACGTGTTGCAGGGCGTGTCAGATACTGGCGTAAACCCTATGACTGGCGAAATGGCGTTTGCTGATGGTGGCGAGGTTGCCGTGCCAGAAAAATATTCCTACGACCCTCTGACGCAAATGTTCAACAAGATTGAAGCCATGCCGTCGGACAACCAAGTTAAAGCCAATCAACCTGCTGAGCCACTACCTACGGGGGGCGGTTACATGGCAAACCAAGGCAACCAAACGCCCGGAACCCGAGCCCTTCCAACTGCAATGGTTGAAGGCGGCGGGAAGATTACTCCTATGGCGTACCCATCTTTGGCGTTGAGTAAAGTGGGTGATGCTGTCACCAATGGACTTGGTTATCTTGCTTTCAAAATGAGCAAACCAAACCCCAACCCAGATGCTGTCCAAGTGTCTGAAGGTTTAACCTTTAATGAGTCACCCAATTTCACCCAAGTTGAAAGCACATTGGGCGATACACAAGCAAAAGCTGATGCAAACAATGCCCAACAAGCACAAGCTATTTCTGCGGCTCTATCAGCTTTACAGGGTGTTGGCCCAAGTAACTCAGCGGCTACCAATGCTGTGA